ATCGTTGAGGCCAAAGCTTCAGGACTGCCGTTGACCTACGAATTACGTAAACTGGGCATACCAGTTATTAACTTTACACCCAGCAAGGGAAATGATAAACATACTAGAGTAAACTCTGTAGCACCGTTATTCGAATCAGGAATGGTTTGGGCACCGGACGCAAAGTTTGCAGAAGAGGTTATTGAGGAGTGCGCTGCATTTCCGTTAGGAGATCATGATGATTTGGTTGACAGCATGACTCAAGCCGTAATGAGATTTAGGCAAGGTGGTTTTGTGGAACATCCAGAAGATTATGAAGATGAGCCTCTACCACAACAACAGAGGACGTATTATTAATGTTAAAAAATTTTTTAGCACTAGCTGATGAAACAGCAAACTTTCTTAGAAGACTTTTTGGAACTAGTAACGCTGCTAAAACAGAGATCACTCAATTAAAAGAACAACTACAGTCTTTAATAGATCAAGTGGGTAGAAGCGAGGAAGAGGCACAAAGAGTTTTTAAGCCATTAGAGAATCTTTCAAAAAAAATAGATGAGGTTTCTTTGAGGAATGACGTTTCTGCAACCGGACCAATCACAACAAAAGTTGCGGGACAAGAACCTCTAGATGATCTTCTATTGGACCTTTCAAAAAAAACAGGCGCGGACCCAGATGAGATAAGAAAAGTTTTAGCTGATGATGTTAATCTCGGTTATGAATCAGGTAGCCCCAAAAGATTAGATCCGAATGATGATGAAAGTTTAAAAGCATACATTCAAACACAAAAGCTGATGAACAGAGAGGATGATCTCATAGACATAATTAGAGAAAACGCAGACATGACTCCAACAAATGTTATCTCTCCACCCTTTTCTACATTTAGAGATTTGGGTAAAACGGATGTTGGCATACCAGAGCCAAAAGGTACGAAAATCGATAGATTTCCAAATTTTCCAAAAGGCGAGCCAGATGAATACTCTATAGATTTGCCAGATGCAATTAAAGAACTTGAAAGAAAAGTAAAAAGAGACCAAGAAAGACTCAAAGCGGCTGAGGAGTTTATGACAGACCCGAAAAACTTTGACAAGATGACTCAACCAGGAGGGCTCGCTAAAATATTGAAAGAGGTTGATGAAGAGAAAGCAAAAGTAGTTGACCTTGAAGAATTTAGAAGAAGAAAAAAAGATCCTATAGACGATGATGATTTTGCAATGGGTGGTAGAGTTGGCGCTAAGCTGGGCTTGTTTACAGGCATAGGTAAAAAGATGTCTGAAATGTTTGGTGATGAGGGTTTGATAAAAGTTTTATTTGATAAAGTGGCTGGCATGAGAAGAGCTGACAGAGTCGCAGATAAAGAACAAGCTAAAAATATAATGAGAGACCCTGATACAGATTTAGAAAGAATAGGACCAATGACAGACGAAGAGGGAAATATTATACAAAGAGGCACACCTGAGGGCAAAATGACAATTAGAGACTTAGAAGATTTGCCACGAGAACTTTTTTATGAAAACCCAGAGCTAAGACAGTTTGAAAAGTTTATAGAGCGAGAAAAAGTTAGAGCCATTCTCGCTGATCGAATGGGTGTTGAACCAAAAGATGTACCTGAAATAAACATTGACATGGCTCTGAGAGATTTAAAGTTTTTTGCTATGGGCGGTGGAGTCGGTAGTTTATTTAAAGAGAGGACTAGATAATGGCTATAGATAAAGTTTTACCAAATATTAGAAGAACAAGAAGAAGAGATGATGCAGCCACCTGTTGACATCAAGAAAACAGAAGATGGTGGCGTAGAAATAGATTTTGATCCACGCGAAGTTATTAGTGAAGACGGACAAAACCACAACGCAAACTTAGCAGAATACTTAGAAGATGCTGACCTGAATGAAATTTCATCAGAGCTACGTCAACAGTATTACGACTACAAAGGCTCAAGAAAAGATTGGGAAGATGGTTACATCAAAGGACTGGACCTACTAGGTTTTAAATACGAAGGTAGAACAGAACCATTCCAAGGTGCATCAGGTGCAACACACCCAGTGTTGGCTGAAGCTGTTACACAGTTTCAAGCATTAGCATACAAAGAATTATTACCAGCAGCAGGACCGGTTAGAACACAGGTCGTTGGTAAAGTTGACGAGCAAAGACAACAACAGGCAGAGCGTGTCAAAGATTTCATGAACTATCAGCTTATGATTGAGATGAAAGAATACGAACCTGAGTTTGATCAGATGCTATTTAACTTACCACTAGCAGGTTCTACATTTAAAAAAGTTTACTACGATGTTGTTTTAGGCAGAACTGTATCTAAGTTTGTGCCAGCAGAAGATTTGGTTATACCATACAACGCAACATCTCTTGATGATGCGGATGCAATCATGCATGTTATTAGAGTTAGTGAAAACGATTTACGTAAACAACAGCTCACAGGATTCTATGCAGACATAGAGCTTGGCTCTGCTGCATCAAAACAAGACGATGTGTTGGACAAGAAAAACGAACTAGAGGGTGTGTCAACTACAAACGGCAGTGACTTGTTTACACTTATCGAGTGTCACGTTAATTTAGACATACCTGGTTTCGAGGACCTTGATCCAGAAACAGAAGAACCAACAGGATTGAAACTACCTTACATTGTAACTTTTGTAGAGGACAGCGGTGACGTTTTATCTATCAGAAGAAACTATTTAGAGGGTGACCAATCAAGAAAAAGAAAAGATTATTTTGTACACTTTAAGTTCCTACCCGGACTTGGCTTCTATGGCTTTGGTCTGATTCACATGATCGGTGGGTTGTCTCGAACTGCGACTGCAGCATTGAGACAGCTCCTCGATGCAGGGACCTTGGCTAACTTACCTGCAGGATTTAAGATGCGTGGTATCAGAGTGCGTGATGAAGCACAACCACTACAACCAGGAGAGTTTAGAGACGTAGACGCACCTGGTGGAGACTTAAACTCTGCATTCATGACACTACCTTTCAAAGGACCAAACGCAACATTACTACAACTTATGGGCACAGTGGTTCAAGCAGGACAAAGATTTGCATCGATTGCCGATATGCAAGTAGGTGATGGCAATCAAGGCGCTGCGGTAGGCACGACTATGGCGTTATTGGAACGCGGATCGCGGGTTATGTCTGCGATACACAAACGTGCGTACCAATCTATGAAATGTGAGTTTATGTTAATTGCACAAAACTTTGCAGAATACCTACCACCAGTTTATCCATACGACATTGTCGGTGGACAAAGACAAATTAAACAAGCTGACTTTGGTCCAGAGATCGATATTGTTCCAATAGCTGATCCAAACGTATTTTCACAGACACAAAGAATACAAATGGCACAAACACAACTACAACTTGCCATGTCAAATCCAAAAATGCACAACATGTATCAAGCTTATCGAGACATGTACGAGGCTTTGGGTGTGAAAGAAATAGATACCTTGCTCAAAAAACCACAACAACCACAACCTATGGACCCTGCCATGGAAAATATACAAGCTTTAGCTGGCCAAACAGTGAAAGCTTTTCCTGGGCAGGACCATAAAGCACACATGGAAGCGCATTTAAACTTCATGGCAACCAAAATTGCCATGAATAACCCGTTAATTTTGTCAGTTTTACAAAAAAACATCTTAGAACACATCGCTTTGATGGCTCAAGAGCAAGTTGAACTTGAATTTGCAGATGAAATACGTAATCTGAAAGAAATTCAGCAACAAATGGCACCAATTATGCAACAAATGAAGCAAAATCCGCAAATGTTACAGCAAAATCCGCAAGTTCAAGAGATGCAACAGGTGCAAAAGAAGCTTTCGCAAGATATTGAGGCAAGAAAAGCACAATTAATTGCAGAACACACTAATGATTACCTAGAAGAAGAGAAAAAAGTGTTAAATCCACTGGATAGTGACCCATTAGTCAAATTAAAGTCTAGAGAAATAGATTTAAGAGCCGAAGAAGAGATGAGAAAGCGTGAAGAAGCAGAAACAAAGGCTAATATGGACGCTTTAAGACTCTTACAAAGCAGAGAAATAGCATCAGAAAAGTTGGAACAAGACGACGAACATGCTAAACTAAGAGCTAGTATTTCACTTGCAAAAGACGGCATAAAACAAATGAAAGCAGTG